TATCATTAACGGAGGTGAGTTAATGGCTAATGTCAGATACACTGCATACCACACTGGTGGCGTGCCTAAGTCTGTAGATGCTTCTACTCCTGCCGAGATTGCTGAAAAGGAAAACTTCGGCATTGATAACAACCAAGTTGCTATCTTTGTCAGTGGTAAATCAGCTACACCCAATACTCGTTTAAGAGATGGGCAAGTTGTTTCCTTTCAAAAAGCTCGTCAAGAGTCAGGAAGAGTCTAAGGACTAGTACAATCAAAAAAACTGGAACCGGGGCATAGTGAAAAAATAAGCTATGCCCTCCAGATTTTAATAACTAAATAAGGAGGATTTATGCTATCAAAGTATAACCAACCGAAACAACGATTAAAAGTTGATTCAATAATAGAGTACATTAATAATGAAGGCGAAATAGAAGAAATAACTGCAAAAGATGCATTATATCGCACATTAAATAACGGGAATAACGGGTTACAGGATTTTGAACAAATATTTGAAGATTATGAAATGATATACGATGAACAAAGAATGTGGTTACTTGTTATTTATAGGGATGTTCGATTAAAATTAAGAAAATATTTTTATTGTGCACCTATATATGTTTGCATTCCAATTAATTCAAAGACATTAGAAACACCTTTTGATGGGGCTAGTCTTAGATATTATCAAAAAATGGAATTATTATCATGGTTAAGAGCTCAACCTAAAGAAGATGCTTATTTATTAGGAGATTATCCTTATCAACAGGCTTATCATCCTCATATTGACGCTAGTGGTACACCATGTTATGGTGATTGGCACAGAGCACTTGAAGAAATTGAGACTCTTACAGGTAAATTAGAAACTATTCGTGGGTTTTTAAACGACTATAATGGTAGGAGTACATTTTTTACTGTTAATCCATATGCACATGATGTTAAGAATCATCCTGAAAGAAATCACTTATACCCTTCTTTTAACTATAGATTAGTTCAAGATAATAACGGTAGTCATGGGTTTAATACTTTAGATGAGTTAATGTCAAAGCATTTTGGAGGAACTTGGTATTGTGAAATGGCTAAAGACCTAGGTTTAAATCTTGAATTAGTTAAAGTATCTTATAAGTATTTTAAAAAGGATTACGATAATGCTGATTCTTGTACAGAATACTTAACTAATGTATTAAGAGCTATTCCTGACCTTTGTGATATTGTTCCTTATGATTATCCGGGAAGATGTCCTGTACGGCCTGAATACACTACATCAGAAGCACATGAAAAAGCTTATGCTGAATGGAGCAACAATCTAGAAGAATACAGAAAGTATACAGCTTTTATAAACGATTATACACATAGTGGATGGTCTAAAAATGTATTTTTATGGATGTATCATAAACTGGGTTATGTATTTAACCAAGGAGATTTTGATGGTTTAATACAAAGTTTTAACACTTGGTATTTTATAAATCTAAATCATGATGATTCATATAGAAATCATTTAGAAATGATGAGAAATACTGGTTCATGTGGTCATAGATTCTTTGACTTAACAAATTCAATGGGTGTTAATCCTAATTATAGAATTAAGTTAAGAGAACTTGGTATTCTTATAGTTCTTATTAAAAACAGCGATATAACCAATGTGTTATTAAATGTCTTAGAGTTTGAATATGCAAAAAGGATGTCAAATCCAACAGATTCAATAAAAGCATTACACATTGAGCTTTCTAATAAGAATGTTCATGATTATGAAAGTTTACATCTTCATAGAAATTTCGAGCTAAATAAAGATTATAAGCTGACTAATTTTAGTCTTCAGCCGCCTGATTTTGATGGAGCTAGACACGGTAATATGTTTAAGCAAGCATTTATGAATAATGCTTTGCCAAAAATTATAGAAAGCGTGAAAAAATTATATGAAACAGCTTCTGAAACATGTTCACAAGAACATCAGAATTTAGTTTTAAATATAATTTTAAATGAAGATGAAGCTATAAGATACAATACTAATTTTAATGAGTACTTTCAAAAAGTAGATATAAATAAAGATGATTTCTTTATTAAAGCTTTAAGAATGTTCTTTAGAGATTATATTGTAGCAGACATATCTCATAACGATAAAGCAAGAGAATGGCTTTGGGAAAAAATTACTACAATAAGTAATGCAAATGATGATATAAATAGTCATGAATCTTATGATGCTTTTAATGGAGCTATTTACGATATGGAAAATGAAGACAAACAAGAAACAACAATAGATACAGGAATAGCAATCTGGTATCGAATGTTTCCAGAGTTTCCAACTTCCGTTAATCAAATAAAGGGCTTTAGGTCGTTCTTAGACAAACAGCTCGTAATAAAAGCTACTCAATACTTTATTGAACTAGCACAACAACAAGAAAAGGAGTACAGAGATGTTCTTAAAAATACCGTTTCAGATATGGAACAAGGTGAACTTTTTCCTGAACAAGTTCCCTTCAACTGAGTGGTCAGGGCCAGCATGGTACAAACCGCATTACAAAAAAGGCGAGAAATATCCAATAGGATTTTCACTTGTTCATTTTCATCCTGTTGATTTAGGTCATGGAACTGCAACTACTATAGAAGCTAAAGATACTGCTGAGATTTTGCAAAAAACTTGGAAAAAGTATCCTGAAACTGAAAAGTGTATGATGGGGATAATACATTCTCATCATACTATGGGCGCTTTCTTTAGTGGTACAGATGTTAACTGTTTACAAGACAATGCACCTATAGAGAACTTTTATTGTTCTACAGTAGTGGCTAGTAGGAAAGACAAGTTCGCATTTGCTATTGCATACAAAGACCAGTTTGATAGAGTCCATGTTGATGAAATGAAACCTGAAGATGTAAAAATGATAATGCCTGAAAATAAGAAAGATGCTAATGAGTGGGAAAAAATAGCTAAAAAGATAGAAGACGAAAAGAAGGAGACTACAATTGTAGGGCATTACAATGGCATGGGGCGAATCCAACAAGGAACTCTTTGGCCGTCAACGCGCTATGATTCGTTTAGTGTTGAAGAAAATACTCAACCGGATGCAAAGAAAATAGATGAGATTGGAATAAGGGCAGACTTAACAGAAGACCCTGAAAGTGCTTATCTTTCTATGTTGATGGAAGCTTGGGATAAGAGAGAAATTGGTTATCAGTCATTATGTACTGAACTTAATCTTATGGGACTTGACCCTCAAATATTCATGCAAGAATACAGAATGAATACAAATGTAGGAGTTGACAATGTCATTACTCTCCCGAAAGCAACTTCGTAGCCAAGACCTTATACCACAAAATAAATTAGACAGCATAACTGTTGTAGGATTAGGTGGTATAGGTAGTGGCGTAGTAATGTTGTTAGCAACTATGGGCTTTAAAGAAATAGTAGGCTACGACCATGATAGAATGGAGGAACATAACTTTGGTACAACATTGTATCCAGAGTCTTGGTATCACCATAGAGAGGCAAATATGAAAGCGACATTCGCTAGAAAAATTGCTAATAATTATGGAGGAGACAATTGTGAGCCAGTAATGCATGCTGAAAAGTTTGTAGATGGCTCACATATTACGCCTAAAGCGATAGTATGTACAGACGACATGTTATCAAGGAAACTGGTATACGAGGAATGGTTAAAGCTTGAAAATAGAGAGGTCTTTGTTGACCTTAGAATGGATGCTTTAACTATGACAAGTATAACAATAACAAGAGATAGTGATGTTTATATGAACTACTGGTTTGAACCCGGTGGAAGTGGGGAGCAAGCTCCTTGCACAATGAAACACACTATCTTTTGTGCTAATCTTATTAGTGGCATTGGTGTAAATCAAATTTTTCACTACTTGACAGACAGACCTTTTTATCAGTATATTTATCAAGGTCTTTCGCCTCTTGCACAAGAAGTTAAAGATTTCTATTGTGGAGAAACAATAGTGGAGAATAATACTAATAACTTAACTGAGGAAAATGCGTATGCAAATACAAACTCGTACAGTTACAACTAATTGGAAAGAAATCCCCGGAGGGCTGACATGGTATTTTATCGGTCAGCCCAAAACGGGTAAAACAACAGCTTCTGCTAATTGGTCTAGTGAAGGGGCAAGTAAAGTACTTGTTCTTGATACTGACTTAGGAGCAGATTTTGTTGATGGAGCCAATATTGTAACAATAGCATCTCTTAACCCTCCTTATGAAGGCGAAGGCGATGATAGAAAAGTAATTCCAAATTTGGAAAGAGGTTTTTATCATAGGTCTGGGCCTGACAAAGGAAAACCTATGGAAGTATATTCTTTAGCTGAGGTATTTCTTTGGCTAAAAGAAAATTGGGAAAAATTACCATATGAAACTCTAGTAATTGATACTGTTGATACAGTTAATCAATGGATAGAGAAAGCAGTATGTGATGAACTCAATATTACAGCTATGGGTCAAGGTGACTGGGGTGCAGATTGGAGTAAAGCTAAAAGAAAAAATGTTGATTTAGTCAAGAGGTTACAACTTCTTATGAAACAACATGGTGGAACTTTAGTTTTAACTTCGCACTCAAAACAATCCCAAATGAATGATGGCAAAGTTCAATTAAGTCCTGAACTTCCTAGAGGTTTAGGCTATGCATTATGTGCTAAAGCTGATGTTATAGGATATAGTACCGTTGTAAAAGACGAACTAATTCCTAAAGTATCTTTTCAAGCATATGATGAAAG